CGGCAGCCGGCGCAGACATTTGACCCGGAAACGGGAGAAATTTACGAGGAACCCCGCAAATCCCCGATTGACTTAAGGGCAGCGGCTAACCAATAAAAATGAAAAGGAGACGAGAGAGATGATGGAAGGATTAAAAGCAGCATTGGAGCATGTGGAGGAACTGGCACGGGAAAACGAAAAAACAGAGGTCATTGAGATATGTGGCAAGACCTATGCCAACAAGAGTTTGAGACGGTATGATTCGCCAGAGAGGGCCGAAGCAATCGAAACCCACAGCCTGTCATCCATGGTGGATTATATAGGCAGCTGCAGCCAGGAGTTCCCAGAAGGTAGGGATATGATTATACATATCATGGGACCAAAGCAGGTGCGGTTGATGTCCTCGCTGGACGCGGAACGCAATAGAGAGTGCCTGATTGAGGTTGGAGCGTTGACTTCCGAGTTCTGGTTTGGTCAATGGTATGACCAGGAGCGATTTATGATTGAGATACAGGCCAACTTTGAACCCAGCCCTGACCTGGAATTAATCATGAAGGTGGCCGGGAACGTGGAACGGAAGAATAAACAGTCTTATTCGGACGATGGCGTGTCCCAGGTTGCGACCATGACCGTTGGCGTGGCAGCTAAGGCTGATGTGATAGTCCCCAACCCGGTGACGCTGATACCTTACCGCACGTTCCAGGAGGTGGCTCAGCCTGCCAGCAAGTTTGTATTCCGGATTGGTGATAAGGATGAACCGTCTTTTATGATTGTAGAGGCTGAAAACGGCATCTGGAAGAATGAGGCGGTATCCAACATCAAGAAATACTTTGCGGATGCCATCATGGAAATGCCTGAGGCAATCAGCAAGAGAATCACAATCATAGGTTAATCAATGCTTTATCCTCCGGACACATAATATGTCACGGTATTAAATGCCGGAGGTATTTACGGGTACGGGGCGGCAAACCATTGCTTTCTGACCGCCGCCCCGTCCTCTTTCAAAAAAAGAAAGGAAATGCAACATGGCAGGCAAGGCAAAAAAGAAACTTGATTACGCCGGCTGGTCAGTTGACATATTCGATAGCGATACAAAAATTGATAAGCTCCTGGACGCACAGGGATGGGTTGGATTTTCCGTATACTTTTATCTCTGCCAAAGGGCATTCGGGAGTGAAGGATATTTTTACCGATGGGGCTTTGACGATTGTGCATCGACCGCCAGGAAGATGGGCTGCGGCATTGGTTCCGGTACTATCCGCGAGGTAGTGGGCTACTGCTTACAAATAAATCTCTTTGACAAAAGGGTATTTGATGGGTGGGAGGTCTTAACCAGTAAAGGTATCCAAAGAAGTTACTGGACAGTCGCTTCCGGGCGGAGGGACAGGACAGTATATAAGGAATTATGGCTTTTGCAAAAAGAGGAATGCAAAGGTGTAGTTTTTGTACCTTTTTTTAAGGATATGTCGGCTACAAATGACCATTCGCAGGCTACAAATGGCGATATGTCGGCTACAAATGCCCCTGTAGTAAAGGAAAGTAAAGTAAAAGGTAATAAAGAAAAGAGTGTTGCGCCTCCTTCGGAGCCAGCAACGTTCCCTCCGGAATCATTTGAAATGCAATGTGTTGACCGGTTAATTGCATCGGTCCTTGAGCAGATGCCGGGGGCTAAGGTGCCAACCAACGAGCGTGACCGGCAGAAATGGGCAGCAGAGGTTGAGAAGATGCAGCGTATTGACAAGCGGAGCAGGGAGCAAGTATCCCAGGCTCTTGATTATGCCATTAAAAGTACATTCTGGCGGACCAATATCAGAAGTACGGCAAAGTTACGGGAGAAGTTTGAGGTGCTTTATATGCAGAGCAGGGACCGGATGCAAAGGGCTGGAAAACCGGTCCAGAGAAACCAGAACCAGTTTCACAATTTTGAACAGCGAGATATTGACTATGACGCTCTGATGCTACAACAGGTAAGGGAATGGGCGGGGGAAGGAGAAGGGAATGAAGGAAATCCATCAGAAAATACTTGATTTTGTGACAGGCTACCTGCTGGAATGTGGCTACCCTCCCACCAATAGGGAAATTGCAGATGGAGTTGGTTACACATCCACCTCAACGATATTTAACCACATGCGGGATATGCGGGAAGCAGGATTGATAAATTACATTGACGAATGCCCCAGGACCATAACAGTCCCTGGGTACAGATATATGAAAGTTAAGGGAAGGAGGGGCCACGATGGAGGAGTTAACAACCAATATGGAGGAAACGGCGCCGGCACAACCAGCAGAAATAAAGTGGTATAAGAGTGTCAGCTATGAGGATGCCAAGGTATTTATAAAATCCTATATCACGTCGGCGGCCAGGAGCTTTATTGCTATAGGGTATTATCTTAAGCTGGTCCGGGACAAAGAGATGTACCGGGAAGATGGTCATGAAACCATCTGGGATTTTGCTAAGGCCGAGTATGGCATCAGCCAGTCTACGGCCAGCCGATACATGTCCATGAATGACCGGTTTTCCAAGGAAGGAAACAGCCCTATCATAAGGGATGAATACAAGGAATTTGGTAAGAGCCAGTTACAAGAGATGCTGTCTCTTACGGACGAGCAGATGGAGCGGGTATCGCCATCGGACCGCGTAGAGGATATCAGAAACATGCGCAAACCAAAGGAAATCCCGTATGTACATATCCCAGGCCAGGTAGAGCTGACAGATTTCCCGGGTGTGGAACCGGAGGATGTGGCTGCATCAGTCCAGGCCAGGGAAGAGATTGCATCCAGACAGCCGGAGAAACAGACCTATACAATATCCGTGGCGGACCTGCTACCAGATCCAGGACAACAGAAAACGGAAGAATCCATTGCGATATCGCAACAGGAAAAGCCGATACCAGAACCGCGGTCAGAAGTGCCGCATGAACCGGAGAAGTCCGGGAAGTGCATCCACCGGCCAGAATTTGACTGCACCCTGGAGGAGGCCCATAAGCTCATCCCGGGAACCGGGGAGGACTGCAGCCGGGTGTGCTGCTGGGAATGCGTCAGGCGCGGTGACTGTGAGTTGGAATGTTATAGTTCGCAGCGGCGCCCGGCTCCACAATTATCAGCCTACGGAACACCCAGGCGGGAATACCCAGCAGACAGTCTGATAGCAACAGAAGGATGCGAGGGCGGACATGACTGCTTCTCCTGCTCTATGGAATGCGAGATACGGCAGGCAGAGCGGCGGTGTGTAGGGGCGTCCTGCGGGAATCCGTTTCCGTGCGAGATACTTATGAATCTGGACGGAATCCGGGAGCAGATAGGGGAGAATTGTGAGTTCGTGAACTATGAACTGGCCTATCACCGGGCGGGAGATGGGGAACCAAGCCCATGCTGCAAGCACTGCAAGAATCCTTGCGAATATATTTGCGAGTGGGCCATGAGGGTACTGGATCAGGAACCACAGCAACCCGCTGCGAAAGAGCAGCAGAATGAGGAGATCTGCTGCGAAAATGAAAACCAAGAAGAAACAGCGGAAGCAGAAAACGAACCCTCAGATATGGATCTACTCCGGGGGATGTTAGAAAAAGAAAAGAAATTCCTGGGTGAAATGATAAAGGTTGATAAGGTGGAACCTCTTCCGCCGAAGTTGCTCCGGAAGAAAAAGATACTGGTGGCAGCTCTTGCGGGTATGCTGTGTGATCTGGAAGAACCGGAGCCAGAAGAAGCCAAACAGCCAGCGCTTCCGGTCATGAAGAACAATGACCAGCGTAAGGCATGGCTGAGGGATTACAAGTCCTGGGGCCTGTGGTATACGGATGAGCATATCGGGGCCAGGTATTACAAGTATGATTTTGAGAATGGGGCGAGGCTGATCGTAGAGGAGTACAGCAATTATAACAAGTTTACCGGAAAGGATTATACATCCTCTTACCTGCATCTGGTAGGAGGTTCGGAGCCGACAAAGCATCCGATGTATGGATGCGGTAAATGGAACAGACATGAGACGTATGACCGGTATCCGGACAGTGAAACGGAATTGGTTGAGTTTCTGAAGGAGATCCAGAAAAAGAAAAAAGATGATGGAGTTTAGCATAAGGAGGAACACATGGAAAGATTAACACATGAGGCTGATTTTGGTCTCGAAGATTGGGAGCAGATATTATATAGAGTTCCGGCAGATCCAGAAAGAGCTCACTAAGGAGGCAGAGGGATGAAGTATGACAAAGAAAGATTTGAATGGTTGCCGTACGAAAAAAAGATGGGTTTGATAGAGCGGGAGTTAAGTCTGGAAACTCATAATGCGACAACAAGAGCGGATTTGCTCATGCTTTTGGATTGGGCATACAAAAAGATAAAGACAGATAAAAAAAGGATTGAAGATGGGATTGCTCATTGCTATATGACCAAATTTGAATATCCAGGAATGGAAGAAGGCTTATGTGCCGGATTAAGAACCATGGATGGAGATGGAGAACCTTACGAAACCTGCAAAGAGTGCCGTTTACAGTACCAATATAACGAAATGCATCAGGAGGCAGAGGGATGAAAGCAATGTTAACCATAGAAATGCCATCGATGTGCTGCTACTGCCTATGCAGCAATAGTGATATGAGGTGCAATGCGGCGGGGCAGAGGGATGTATCCAACCGGATGGACAGGCCGGAATGGTGCCCACTCAAACCAATAGATGATGCGCCAGTGGAAGAGACCAGGTGATACTTGGGGACTCCTTGTCCATACCAGATGCCAGTATAGGAGGGAGCGGGTCAAGATGGATATGACGCAGGACGGAGTTGAAATATACTGTCTGCCAGATACGGCGCACTGTCGGGCTGACGAAGAAGAAAAAAGTCCTCTGGACATAGACGAATGCCCGATGGGATACGATGGGTGTACCGGGAGTTGCTATTACTACGCAGAGTAGAAGTAATCAAAATCGAAATTTAGCCGCCCACTGCTAAGTGTGGGAGAAAAGAGGAAGACATGATGAAATTAGCGGATACAGTAGAAGGAATGAATAGTGCAGATTACAAAAAGAGATTTATTGCAGAGTATCAGCAGTTAGTTATCAGATACAGAGGATTGGCTAATATGCTGAATAAATGGGACAGGGGAATAGAGCTTGGGTTTGTTCCAACCTGCCCACGAAGTACATATAACATGCAGATTTCTGCCATGACTGATTATATTGCAGTTCTTGAAGCCAGGGCAGTGATGGAGGGTATTGAGTTGGATGCAAGTGCAGCTTCTTACGATTAAATCGAAATTTTAGGATGGGGAGATATGGACAGATATTCATTTAAGGCAAAGAGATTGGACAATGGCGAGTGGGAGACAGGTTTTTATGTAAAATGTAGAGGACATCACTATATCTTGCCGGTATATGATGATGGCCATGGATATGACGAGCGTTATGCGGAATGGGTTGAAATAGTTCCAGAAACCGTCTGTCAGTATACCGGACTGCAAGATAAGAACGTCCAGAAGATTTGGGAGAATGATATTGTAAGAACGAGCAAATACGGAAAAGACGATGGGAAAGGACATAATTTCGCAGGGTTTGATGCGTTTTCTGTCAGGTGGAATGATGGCGGTTTTGCTTTATTCAGCAAATGGAGACGGTTTAATTTAAGGAGCGATTTAAACGAATATGAGATTATCGGAAACATCTTTGATAATCCGGATTTGCTTACTCGTCAAAATTAGAATTTGATGGAGGTACAGGATGAAATATAAAGTGGGAGATTCCTTTCTCGCGAAGGCCACCATTGAGAGTGTGGATCCGAAAAGACGAGCACCGTATTTCCTTGATTCAAGTATCGGATGCGGATGGTGGAGCGAATCAGCACTGAATGATTACAGGATGATGAACTGCGACAAGTGCAAGTGGAAAGGAAAGCGACATCAGAAATGCACATGTTGTGTAAGGAACCAGAGCATCAAGGATAATTACGAAAATTAGAATTTTCTGATAGAACCGGAGAAAGGAAAAGAGGATGGATTATGGAGTGTATTTTTATCAGAGAATTAACGGCATGATTGCCTTAACAGATGGCTTATCAGAGGAGCAATGCAGAATTATTCAACCTCAGCTGAAGCGGCTAGCAAATTATGATGATGCAAAGGAACAGATTGAGGAAAGAATTGAAAAGCTAAAGGCATGTTCGGACTATCCCCATAATTTCAAAGGACAGATGGTAGAGGATTTTGAGTGGGTGTTAAGTTTGCTTAATCTACAAAACTGAGATTTGAGGGAGAAAAAATGAGCAATGATTTAATCAGCCGTGAGGCTCTGTACAATGAAATTGTAAGGCTAGAAGAATTAGCCAGAAACAGGGTTTGTGATACTCCATCATCAAGCCCTTGCTATATGCGATATGTGGCCCAGCTTAACGAAAGAACAGCTTTAAAACAATTAGTTATTGATGCGCCTGTGGCTTATCCACTTCCGAAATATTAAAATTTCCGGAGGAAATACAAAATGAAAAGCTTGAAACTATCAAAAAGAATGGAACAAGCCGTGGAACTTATGAAACAAGAAGAATTTTATTTATGTGAACTCCCTAATTGGTCGTTTTGGGGGGCATATAATTTGCCGGGGCAAACCATTAGAACTGACACCATGAAGGCGTTGGAGCACCGTGGGTTGGTAAAGATTGAGCTTGCTATAGGTGAAAAGCGGAGTAGTTATGTTGCTACGTTGATTAAGCGGAAAAATTAATATTAGCAGCCGACTGCTGAGTGTCGGAGAAAGAGGAATACATGATGAAATTATTTAAAAATATTGATG